CAGCGCCATTAAAAAAGTCAGGACACAATAAGTTTGCTGGTTACCAGTATTTTGAGCTTGGGGATTTCCTTCCAACAATTAACCAGATATTCCATGAACTCGGACTCTGCTCAGTTGTTAGCTTTACTAAAGATTACGCTGAGTTACGTATTATCGATACTGATAACGGTGGCTGCATTACATTTAGTAGCCCGATGGCTGATGCCAATCTAAAGGGCTGTCATCCGATCCAGAACCTCGGTGCTGTAGAGACGTACTCACGTAGATACCTTTACGTTACTGCTCTTGAGATCGTAGAGCATGATGCGCTAGACGCTACAACAGGCTCAGAGGCTCCTAAGTCAGCCAAGCCTATTACCAAAGACGTATTCGATAGCATGACTAGCGAGGAGCAAGAAGCTATCCGCAGCATTGGGATTATTGTAATTTCCTTGCTAGACAAAGATGATGTTGAAGGCGCTGTTCAGTATATTGAACAATCAGAGTTAGATGCAGATTCTAAAACCGCCCTTTGGAGTCTGTTGGATAGTAAGCAACGGGCAGCAATTAAAAAATACACTACAAGGTAAATATGAGCAATTTCGATAATACTAATCGCGGCATTCTGTCTAAGAACCTGAATAAGACAGCTGACAATCATCCAGAGTATTCAGGATCTCTTAACGTAGATGGTACTGATTACTGGCTGTCAGCCTGGATTAAAGAATCTAGCAAGGACGGTAAGAAGTTCTTTAGTCTGTCAGTTAAGCCTAAAGATGCAGCAAAGCCTAAAGCTAAACCAATGCCTGAAGAAGATCCTAACGATCGAATTCCGTTCTGATTTACGAGCCGAAAGCGGATGCTGTATGCGCCACGCCGGTAAGTAACCGGAGGTAATGCGGTACAGATGCAGCGAGTAGGCTCACCTAATAATTTATGGAGAATAATATGAAATATCTAATCGCCATTTGGCTAGCAGCAACAGCAACAATGTCATATGCAGCCTGTACGTATAACAGCTATTGCAGTAATGGTCAGTGTGTTTATTGCACTACCTGCTGTTATGGTGGTAACTGCAATACTACTTGTAACTAAAGACACGCCAAGCCGGTAGTGGCGAGTAACACCGGCAGCAGGGGCTAGATAAACCTTCGGAATGCTCCAATATCTAGTGACCCTGCATAACCTACTAGGAGAAATACGTGATTCTTGATGAACTGCAAAAACGCTTTGACATTAAAAACGACCGTCAGCTATCCATTAAGCTAGGCGTAGCTGCTCCAGTAATTAGCCGACTGCGTAACGGTAAGGCTAAAGTCTCAGCCGAAATGATGATTGCTATCCATGAAGTATTCGGACTGCCTATTGCTGAGATTAAGGAACTGTCTAAATGAGTTGGAATGTCACAGAACTCGATGTAATCCGCTGGGCAGAAGCTAGGGGAATCATAGCTAACTCAGACTCTAAAACACAGATGCTCAAAGCAGTCTCAGAAATGGGGGAGTTAGCCGATGCTATTATTAAACGGGATAGACCTACTATTATTGATAGCATTGGTGACGTGCTTGTTTGTCTTATTGTGGTGGGGGCTTTAGAGGATATAAATCTTACCCACTGTCTGCAATCCGCTTATAACGAGATTAAAGATCGTAAAGGCTATCTCAATAAAGAAGGAGTCTTCGTAAAAGATGGATCAAGTTAATAACCCAGCACACTATACCGATGGCGGCATTGAAACCATTGACTTTATTGAAGCTAAGAAATTAGATTTTCATCTAGGAAATGCAGTTAAATACATATCACGGGCAGGTAAGAAGGAAGACAAACTCAAGGATCTGTTAAAAGCCCAGTGGTATATCAATAGAGCTATTAATAACGAAAATGCAAAAAGTTAACCAAGAAATATACGCTAAATTAATAAAGTATCTAATAAGCAATGATGCAACATTAAGGCAATTAGCAGATGAATCTGGCCTTCATATCGTTACTGTAGGAAACCTAATAAAGACATTTAAAAGTCACAAGTTAGTCCATATTTGTGAGTGGGAAATGGACAAGTTAGGCCGCGATCAGACAATGGTAATCCGATGGGGAGAAGGAAAAGACATCAAGCGATTTAAGATGTCTGGCAAAGAAAGACAAAGAAAATACAGGGAGCATAAAAAGTCTTTTACGCACCCTGTTAGCCTTCTTAGACCTTTATCAACTGGCCTCTAAACACTACGTGATCGTCATCCCAAACTTGGCATAGTTCTGGAGGCAATAGATTCCCATCAACATAGGTTAGAACTGCAAAGCCTGACCTATGATTCTTGGGATTATCTTCAGAATACTCAAACTGGTTACCGTCAACATCACACATAGTGCCTGTATCTACACCGTACCTACTTCCGTTATAGTCAGTCCAAGGGGTGACTTTAAGGCTATGCAAGTGGCCAGTGACTACGCTAATGCCAGCCTTCATCGTATTGTTGTAGACCGCATGGATGCCGTTATGGTACCGATGCTTAATCATTGTGGTGTCATTGACCATAATACTGGTTGAGAACTTCCAGCGAGGGAAATGGTCAGTCAGGTTCATGCCCTCTACGCCTCTCCAAGTATCCCCTACCTGAGCCGCTAAACGAGCGTTAAAGCGCATATCATGGTTTCCCCAAGTCCAGTTAAGGGAAGCACCTTTAGCAGCCTTCTCAATCTCTTCTAGACGATCCTGACAGGCTTCTAGCTCCTGTTTTACGCTAGGAGTGGATCCCCATCCGGATACTGGGTGACGAGAGATGCTAGCCCCGTCGAATACATCGCCATTCATAACGACCATCTTTGGCTTTAAATCTTTGATGATCTTTACGAATGCACGGTGAGCAGTGCTGATAATTCCTGGCCAGTAATGACAGTCTGACCCTACTACGATAATGCCATTCTGTAACTCTACGTTAACCCTGACATTGTTCTCTGGATACGTAACTTTAAAATCAGGGCTATTCTTTGCTACACCTGCTAAGACAATTGACTGTCTTTTTTCAATTGCTCTACGTCTAAATTGTATGTTTCTTTCAGATATTCCTAATATTGTAGATAATTGCTTTGCTGATCCGTATTTATTCCACAAGGCAATAAATTCCTGCTCTGTGCAAGATTTTTTCCGCATGATTCCCTCTAATTAGTAAAACGATGGAATTCACCGCACCAATCATCCCTAGACGTAATTGGGTAGGTACAGTCATAGTTATCTTCACCAGTGTTAATTAAAACTGGTGGGTAACGTCTGCAATAGCCTAGATCTTCTTTTGGCTCAATCTCAAAGAAAGAGCAAGATTGACAAGCTGGCATCCAATCTTCTTTTTTAGGCATTAGGATTTATTATTTTTATACTCAGGTTCAGAAGGAAGCAATTCAAAGGACTCAGCGGGCCAAGTCCTATTTTCACCACTCTCAAAGACTACCAAAATTGCATTACCTCTACGTGTCCAACAAAACCTAACGTAAGAATCAGTTCCGAAAGCATAGCCATCGTTCATTCCTAAGCCAGCACAATAATGATCCCTAGTGGTTATAACCGTCCATCCACCAGCATTATTTTTAAAACCTGCTGCCTGTGATTCTTCTGCAAAACTATAACAACTAATTAGCGATAAGACAACAGCAACAAGTTTCTTCATGCTAGCCTCCTATTTGGTTAAGGCTTCGTACTGTTCTCGACATTGTTTGAGGAGGATCCTGAGTTCGTCACCTCTGGCAGCTTCCCTTGCAAGAAATTCTCCATCTGGGCGGTAAAGCTCTTTTCCAGTACATCCGGCGGGAGTGGATCTAGTTTCGGTGGAATTGGGCAAGGTACTGGCTTCGGAGGAGGGGCGATCCGACCTGTCGCGCAAGCTGTTAGCAAGGGCAGTAGTACGAGCATTAAGATTACGGATCTCACGGTCTTTCTCCTGTCTTATAACGTCTGCATTGGCCTGTAACTCCTGCTCTTTAGTCCTAGCCTCAGCCTGAGCTTGAGCATAAGCAGCCTCTTGAGCAGCACGTTCCTTATCCCATTCCTGTTGGACTTTAGCCATGCCTAGCTCACGCCCTTGGTATAGGCC